CCCAGCGTTTTAGGGCTCTTCGGAAAGTCCGAAAGTATATTGACCGAATTGTCGGTCTTACGGGTACGCCAGCCCCGAACGGCCTACTCGATCTCTGGTCTCAGGTTTATCTCTTAGACGAGGGCGCGCGACTCGGTCGAACGTTGTCGGCTTACCGTGATACCTACTTCACGCCTGGCAGGCGTGGGCCGAATGGAATCGTCTATGACTGGAACTTGAAGGATGGGGCCCGTGAAGCGATCTTCGCAAAGCTGAGCGATCTCTGTATCAGCATGGAAACGACGGGCCTTCCTGAGAGGCTTACGATTCCCCATGAGGTCAAGCTCTCGGAAAAAGCGGCAGCTATGTACCAACAACTTGAAAAGACTATGCTGCTGCCTTTTGCAGACGGAGACGTTGACGCGGCGACGGCCGCGATCTTGACAAATAAGCTCTTGCAGTTGGCCGGCGGCGCAGTCTATGACGAGAACGGTAAAGCTCAGATCGTCCACGACCAAAAGCTCGAGGTCTTAGACCAGCTTATCGAAGAGGCGAACGGCCAACCTGTTTTGGTGTTCTACAATTACAAACATGAGTTCGATCGACTGCAAGCGCGGTACCCTCAGGCCATTCATGTGAAAGAGGAAAATGTTGTGAAGCGGTGGAACGCTAAGGAGATTCCGATTCTTCTCGCGAATCCCGCAAGCGCCGGTCACGGCCTTAATTTACAATTTGGCGGTCATATTGCAATTTGGTATAGTCCGACTTGGAACCTCGAGTTTTTCCAGCAGGCGAATAAGCGCCTTCATCGGCGCGGACAGGCTGAGACCGTTCTCATTCACACGCTCTCGGCAAAAGGTACGATCGACGAGCGTATTTACGATATTGTCTTACGAAACAAAGAGGCAGGTCAGAACGCCTTGCTTGAGGCGGTTAAGGCCAGAATCAAGGAGGTAACATGACAGAAGAAGTCTTACAGTCGTTATCTGACGACCCGATGGCCGTACTCAATCGTGGCTATCGCGCAAAGGAGCGTATTGCCGCAAGGCAAGAACGCATTGAAGAGTGGCGGCAGATTGCCGAGTCTATTACCGCAAATCCCGAGAACGCTTCGAGCGGCAGCGGTTATCCCACGAGCAAGACCGAGAATTGCGTTGTTGCGATCGTGACGTTGCAGGAGGAAATCAAGAGTGAGATCATGGAGATCGCTGACTTTGAGCGGCAGACCTCTCAGATCATCAAGGAGCTTGTTGAGGACCTGAACTTCAAGACCGTTCTCGAGCTTCGGTATCTCAGCTACCTGCGGTGGGAGGAGATTGCTGTCAGAATGAACTACACGTTCAGGTGGACCCAGGAGCTTCACCGCAGAGCTTTATCTGCATTGCAGGAGGCAGCAAAAGCGCGTTAATTCTTATGAATTTGTGTTAGCGTATAGCATGAAGGTTTTGGTGAGCACGGCCATTGTCCTTCCTCCTGAAGAAGAGCGGCTGGAAACAGTCGCTCTTTTCATTTTGCTGCGTTTGGAGGTGGTGAGCGTGGCAGGCAAAATGACTCCGAAGATGCAAAAGTTTGTCGATGAATACCTTGTTGACCTGAATGCGACGCAAGCCGCAATCCGCGCAGGATATAGCAAAAAGACGGCTTACTCGATCGGCGTTTCAAATTTGAAGAAACCCGAAATTCAAGCTGCAATCCAAAAAAGACAAAAATCGGCGGCTGAAAAGCTCGAGATCACGCGAGAGCGTGTCCTGAAAGAACTTGCTTCGATCGGCTTCGCGAAGGCTACCGACTTTTTGACGATTCAAGGCGGCCGCGTTCTCATTAAAGATTCTGACGACGTGGCCGCTGATAAGCTGGCAGCTCTCGCCTCTGTCAAGGAGGGTATGTATGGCGTAGAGGTCAAACTCGCTGATAAGGCTCGCGCTCTCGAGATGCTTGGCAAATATCTAGGTCTCTTTGACGGGACGAATCCGGAGGGCGATACGCAGAAGAATAACCTCTTTGAGGCGATCGCCGGCGCTGCAGAGGGGGGAATCGATCTAAATGAAATACCAGAGATTCAGTCCTCGGCAGACGTTGACGCTGACGTGGTGGAAGAGACCTGAGTTTGCAGACTACGACGGTATTCTCTGCGACGGCTCCATCCGATCGGGCAAGACGGTCTCAATGGCGGTCGGCTTTATCCTTTGGAGCATGTACTCCTTCAATAATGAGAGCTTCGCCATTTGCGGCCGTACGATTGAGTCGCTGCGCCGTAATGTGATCGTGCATTTACCCTCCTGGCTTGAGGGCCTCTTCAAGGTGATTGAGCGGCGCGCTGAGAATAAGCTGATTATCTCAGTTGGCGGCCACAGCAATACCTACTACCTTTTCGGAGGTCGTGACGAATCCAGCTATACGCTTGTTCAGGGCATGACTCTGGCAGGCGTTCTTTTTGACGAGGTCGCGCTTATGCCGCGGTCCTTCGTCGAGCAGGCTCTCGCCCGATGCTCGATCGCAGGGAGTAAGTTCTGGTTTAACTGTAACCCCGAAGGTCCCATGCACTGGTTCTACAAAGAATGGGTGCTTGAGTGCAAGCGCAGGAATGTCCTTCACCTGCATTTCACGATGGCTGACAACCTCAGCCTTTCCGAGAAGATCAAGCAGCGCTATGAGGGCATGTACACGGGCGTTTTCTATGCTCGGTATATCCTCGGAAAGTGGACGAAGGCTGAAGGCCTTGTCTATCCCTTCTTTGACGCGAAAAAGCACATGATCGACGACGACGGCTCACGCGGTCGTTATTACATTAGCTGCGACTATGGCACGCTCAACCCGTGTGTCTTCGGCCTTTGGCGCGTAAATGGCAATTCGGCCTTTATGGTAAAAGAGTATTACTACGACGGCCGCAAGAAGGGCAAGCAGAAGACTGATGAAGAGTATTATGCCGATCTTGAGGCCTTTGCAGACGGCTACCTGATCGAGCAAGTCGTCATTGACCCTTCGGCCGCGTCCTTCAAGGAGACGATCAGACGACACGGCAAGTTCAGCGTCAAGAACGCGAAGAACGATGTGCTTGACGGTATTCGCGATACTGGAACAATGCTGCAAGCCGGCTTGCTCCATTTCAATAAGACGTGCGTCAATACGAAAGCTGAGTTCGGCGCGTACGCGTGGGACGAGAAGGCTTCGAGCGACGCCGTAATTAAAGAGAACGATCACAGCATGGACCAAATGCGGTATTTTGTCCGCACGATTATGAAACGCGAGGTGAGGGCGTATGGCATTAAATAACCTTTGGGGAAAGCTCGGTGCATTTTCGAGAAATGTGCTTGTGCCTTCCAACGTGATTTATAAGAGTTTCGATGCGGACCCGCTCGTCAGCGATAAAATGTCTCGCGCCATTAGTCGGTGGTACGGCATGTACGTCGATAAGCCCGAGTGGGCCGACGACGAGGTCAAACCTCTCGGCCTTCCGCGAGCGATCGCGAAGGAGTTCGCGCAGGTTGTCTCTTCGGAGATGACGATCACGGCTGACGGTGGTCCTCGCGCTGACTTTATCAACGAGCAGTTGGCTCGCTTCCAGTCGAACGTGCAAAACAGCATCGAGCTTTGTATGGCCCTTGGTGGTCTGGCCTTCAAGCCGTATGTCTCAGGTGGAAACGTCTTTATCGACAGTACGAGCGCTGCGTCCTTTATCCCTCTCCGCTTTGACGATGGGGATAACTGCGTCTCTGGCGTGTTCAAGAGTCAGCCGGTCAAGGTTGATAAGAGTTACTTCGTCAAGCTCGAGTACCATGACTTCGCCAACGGCGTCTATACGATTCGTAACAAGGCCTTTACCTCTGACGAGAACGGTATCACAGGCAGCGAGGTCGAGCTCGGTCGCGTTCTCGAGTGGGCCGCCATTCCCGAAGAGGTTCAGATCAAAAATGTAGAAAAGCCGCTCTTCGGTTACTTCACGCCGCCTGTCAGCAACAACATCGATACCGCGTCCAGCTTGGGCGTCTCTATTTATGGCGGCGCGACCGAGGACCTGATTCGTGACGCCGATGAACAGTGGGCGCGCTTCCTCTATGAATTTGAGAGCGCCGAGCGTAAGATCATCGGCACGCCCGAGGCGATCTCTGGCTCGCTGCCTGGCAGTAAGGCAAATCCCTTGCTCGGCGATCGGCTCTTCATTCAAATGCCGTATGACTCGGACGACTTCTTCAAGGAGTTCTCCCCAGCGCTTCGGCACGCAGGCTACTACGAGGGCTTGCAGGCGATCTTGCGCCGCATTGAGTTCAATACCGGCCTTGCTTACGGCGATCTCTCCGACCCCGCGACTGTGGAAAAGACCGCGACCGAGGTCATGTCCGCGAAGATTCGCAAGTTCAACACAGTCAAGGCTCTTGAAGATCGCTTCAAGGCTGCGCTCGAAAACGCGGTCTATGGCGTTGACGTGTACGCCACTCTCTACGGCCTTGCACCCCGTGGAGAGTATGCGCTCTATATCGACTTTGACGATAGTATTCTCACCGATAAGGATGCCTTGCGCGAGCGCGACCGCCAGGACGTTCGTGACGGCCTTATGCAGAAGTGGGAGTACCGCGTCAAATGGTACAACGAGACCGAAGAAGTCGCGAAGAGCATGTGCCCCGTAGAGTCTACGGCGGACCCCTTTAATCTCGGCTGATGCTGACGCCTGAATACCTGGCGGCGACTCCGGACGCGCTTGTCGAGCTTTATGGAAAGATCGAGCAAGACATTCTCGCGAATATGGCTGAACGCATCGCGAAGTATGACTACTACATTCCCGCGGTCCAGCATCAGCACCAGCGTCTTCGGGCGATGGGGATGCTTGAGACCGAGATCGAGCAGCAGCTCGCCGCTCTCACAGGAAAGACCCAGGCCGAGCTCAAAAAGCGCATGGCACAGGCCGTCGACGAGGCGCTCACCTCTGACGCGAAAATCTACGCGGCCGCAGGTATGGGTGACGTTGACCCTCTCGCGGTTGCCGGCGTTCGCGAGGCGCTGCAAAGCGGTCTTCGGCAGACAAGCGGAATCTTCCGCAACTTGACTCGCACGACCGCGAACACGGCCGCAAAGCAATTTGAAGACGCTCTTGATCGGGCCTGGCTGCAGGTCACGTCAGGGGCGTTTGACTATAATACCGCAATTAGAAACGCGGTCAAGGACCTCGCACGGACCGGCGTCCAGTCGATCACCTACCCCTCAAGCCATGTGGACACGATCGAAACGGCTGTTCGCCGCGCGGTCGTTACCGGCGTCAATCAGACCGCCGCAAAGTCACAGCTCGCGCTCATGGACGAGCTCGACATTGATCTTGTGGAAGTAACCGCGCACGCCGGCGCTCGCCCGAGTCATCAAGAGTGGCAGGGGCAAATCTATTGCCGCAAGGGCTCTCACCCGAAGTACAAAAACTTCGAGGAGGCTACGGGGTACGGCACGGGCGACGGCCTTTGCGGCTGGAACTGCAATCACAGCTTCTTCCCGTACGTCGAGGGCGCGCCTCGAACCTACTCGAAAGCTCAGCTCAAGGACTACTCCGCAAAGAATATTACCTACAATGGCCAGCAGTTGACCGAGTACGAGGCTTTGCAGCAACAGCGCTATATCGAGCGAGGTATTCGCCGATGGAAACGCGAAGAGGTCGCGATGAAAGCCGCAGGTCAACCTACCGACGAGGCTCGGGCTAAAGTCCGTGCCTGGCAGGCCAGACAGCGTGATTTTATCAAGCAGACCGGTCTCAAGCGAGACTCTTCTCGAGAGCAAATCGGATAGAACTCTCATAAACAAGCCCCAGGTGACCCGTATCGAGTTTTCTGCCTGGGGCCCTGGTGTTTATACTCCTAATATTTGGAAGTCATACGGACGATCGTGGAGCTCCGTATGACTTCCTTTTATATGCGAGCCGTGGTTATGCAGGTTCGACTCCTGCAGCTCGCGCAATATCGGCTACCCGTCAGCCTATGAGGACGGGGCGGCAGGTCACGGCAACGACCTAAAAAGCCTAACCGCAAAGAAAGGAAACAGTATGAAAAAGGACGAACTCACCGCTCTGGGCCTGACAGACGAGCAGGCCGACAAAGTGCTTGCCATCAATGGTCGCGACATTGAAAAGCACAAGAAGGCAGCCGAAGACGCGAAAGCCGAGACGGCCACTCTGCAGCAGCAGCTCTCCGACCGCGACAAGGACCTCGAGACCCTGAAAGCCGGCGCGGAAGATGCTGAGAAGGTCAAGCAGCAGCTTACCGACCTGCAGACGAAGTACAACGACGAGACCGCCAAGTATCAAAAGCAGATCGCCGACCGCGATTATGCCGACGCCCTCGAGACCGCCTTCAATGACGGCAAGATCGAGTTTACCTCCAAGGGCGCGAAAGCTGCGGCCTGCGCGGACTTCATGGCTACTCGCTGCGAGCTGAAAGACGGCAAGCTCGTTGGCTTTGAGGCGCGTATCGAGGACATGCGGAAGAAAGACCCCGATTCTTTCCGCGCTGAAAAGCCTGACCCCAGCTTCGCGAACCCGACCGGAAACGGTAGCCCGACGACCCTGAGCAGAGCCGCGCAGGCTGCGCGTGCTGCAAGCGCGAGATTCGCTCCTGCTTCTACCACCGCAGAGAACACCAACACTAAATAAGGAGGATTCCATTCATGTCTATTCTGAAAACTGAGATCGGCACCGCGATTCCTAATTTCCTGGATAGCGAAGTCGGTCTCGTCACCAAGACCGCACAGATTCCTCAGAGCATGGGCCAGACTGACGGCGATCGCAAGACTGTGTTTGCCGGCACCGTGTTCCCCGCGAATACGAGCGCCGCGACCGGCATCGTGTTTCAGGACGTCGACGTCACCGACGGCGACGCGATCGGCTCTGTCATGGTTGCCGGCCGCGTAATCAGCGACCGCGTGAACGCCGCAAGCGCTGCGCAGACCGCGCTCAAGAACATCGTCTTTGTCGGCGCGAACGCAACCGTCCGCGGCTATTCCGTCACCTACGAGAAGGACGGCGGCACGGGTGACGTTCCCGTCGATGCGACCATGTACGCTGACGGCGAGATCGTCGCGCTCTCTAAGAGCTATCCGCTGACGAAGAGCTCCAAGGCTCAGATCGGCTGGGCGCTGAGCTCTGGCGGCGACGCCGTTGATACGGTTACGATCGCGGGTGCAGACGTCAAGGTCTACCCCGTCTTCGAGGCCTAATCTAAGTAAGGAGGATATAACACATGCCCGATATTCTGAGAATGCTGTCCCAGGCTGAACAGCTTGACTTCAGCCAGAACTTTCTGATGCCCCGCGCGAACTACCTGGGTGACGCGATTTTCCCCGACCAGAAGACCCAGAACTTCAAAGCCGAGTACCTGCGTCTTGCCGCTGGCGCTCAGCTTCCCACTATGGCCCTGATTCACGGCCTTGATACTGAGGCGCATATCGCTTCTCGCCCCGCGCTGGAGCGCGTAACGGTCGAAAAGCTCTTCATCAAGGAGAAGATCAACCAGACCGAATCCCTGCGCCAGGCGCTTGAAAACGGCGCGTTCAATGACAGCGCCCTGGTTACCTATGTTTACGACGACTGGGCTCGTCTGGCCGAAGGCGTGCGTTGCCGTTCTGAGGCCGCTAAGATGGAAGTCCTGTCTACTGGCAAGATGACTGTCAAGGAGAACGGCCTGAACTTCTCTGTTGACTTCGGCGTGCCGAACGGTAACACCGGTTTCGACATTGACGTCTCCACGCCTGACAAGAACGTTCTCGCGCAGATTGAAGAAATCGTCGAGACCGCTCGTGACAAGGGCTTCACCGTTTCCGGTATGGTCCTGTCTGGTTCTGTGCTCTCTAAGATGCTGACCAACGAGGGGATCTCCAAGGCCATTTATGGCGGCGCAGGCGCCGGCGCTATGGTCTCCCGTACGCAGCTCGTCGGCCTGTTCAACGAGCTCTTCGGCATTACCGAGATTCGTACGAACGACCTGCGCTACAACGTCGAGGGCAAAGACGGCAAGCTGACGACCCAGCGCTTCTGGGGCAAGAGCAAGGTCTCCTTCCTGGCTTCCTACAACGGCCTGCAGAACTTTGGCGTCGGCCTGTGGGGCGTGACTCCTGAAGAGGAGCAGCTCGGTCCCTGGACCGCGAAGAGCGCCGAGCAGTTCATCACCCTGACCCAGTGGACCGAACCCGACCCCACGGCCGTCTGGTCTAAGGCGTCTGGTCTGTTCGTGCCCGTTCTGCCGAACCCCGCGGGCCTGTTCATCGCCACTGCCAAGCTGCAGTAAGGAAGGCGGTGCGGTAAGTGGTCGTTGTCAGCTACGAGTGGTATAAGACCACTTACGGCGGCGAGCTGGACGAAGATACCTTCAACCGGCTCGCGTCTCAGGCGTTCCTCTTTGCGGACGCCATGACTGAGTATAGGCTCAGCGCTTGCTGGGTCCGTCTGGCGGAGTCCGTACGCGTAGCGGTTATGTCGGCCGTCTGCGCGTACGCTGACCAGGCAAATATCGAGGAGTCCGGCGGTCCTGTTTCGTCTGAGACGAACGACGGCATCTCGCGAACCTATGTGACGGGCAGCGCTTCAAGCGCGGGCGCGTCGAAGAACGCAGGAACGGCGCAGGGCCGATTGAGCAATGCAATTCGGCTCTACCTCGCTCCTACGGGTCTCCTGTTCCGCGGGAGGGGCCGCCGATGAAAGACTTCCTCGCCTGTACCGAGTTCGTGACGCTCGTTCACCACGTCAAGACCGCCGATTCTGACTCGTATGTCTGCTACCCCATTCAAGGTGTCAGTTGGTATGCGAAGACAGAATCGACGGTCACGACGGACGGCGCAAAAGCGGTCAACGTTTATAAGGTCCGAATCCCCGAGGCTGTTCTTCCGCCTTGCTTGCCTGAAAAACTTGACTACCTGGTCAAGGGGGAAATTTCAGGGGTACTCAAGCCGGCAGACCTCAAAGGCTCGACTTATTTTCAGATCACCGCAGTTGCCGACAACCGACGCGGGACTCTTCCGCATGTGGCGGTGAGCGGCGTATGAGCTTCGGAATCAAGATCAAAAGCGTCAATATCACGCCGAGTAAGATTCTCGCTAAGCACGGTCTCGGCGGCGATAACAAGGCACGAAAATATCTCGCGACTTCGGTCGCGAAATACTGCGACCCGTACGTTCCTATGAGCGCGGGCGCGGGAGCGCATTTGAAGAATCAAAAGCAGATCGCCCCTGACGGCAGCAAAGTCACCTATCCAGGGCCGTACGCCCATTATGTTTATGTTGGCCTCGCTATGGTAGGCCGAGCGCCAAAGAGCTATTCAGGCCGAGCGCTCAACTACCACGGCGCGCCGATGCGAGGTAAAGAATGGGATAAGCGTATGCTTGCAGACTGCGGGGGCGATCTCAAAAGAGACTTCGCCGCTTATGTAGGAGGTAGAGCAAAATGACGATCATTGACGGCGTTCGCGCCTGGCTGAAAACCTATGAGGGACTGGCTGACGGCCGGCTCAGCGTGGACTTTCTGCCCGAGGAGGCGAAAAGCTACTCGGTCGATACCGTGCCGACCACTGAGATCGTCAAGCGCTACCTCGACGGCAGCTCTATTCGGCAGTATCTCTTCTGCGTATCGAGCCGCGAGTTTTACAGCGATGACATCGCGCAGAACGTGGACAATCAAGCCTTCTATGAGGGCCTTTCGTCCTGGCTCGAGAGCAAGAGCAAACGCCGACAGTTCCCCGACATCGGTACGGGCCGCACGGTTCGTACAATCGAGATCAGCTCTACTGCATACCCGTTTATCGTTGACGATCACGGTACGGCGCGGTATCAGCTTCAACTCAGACTAACTTATTTCCAGAAAGGAGATCGTACAGCATGAAACTTTCCGAGCTGATGGCGTCTTATACGCCGAACGCCGATTTTGAGGGCTTCGTCACCAACGATGATTTTGTCCTTGCGATCGACTGCTCCGCGGACGGCTCCGCTACGGTTAAGGACTACGCGGTCGCGCAGCTTGGCGTGACCGGCCTTGACGCCAACCTCAACCCGATCACGCAGGACAAGACCTATATTCGTGCCGGCCAGTCCACCATGAAGACCGGCAACCAGAGAGCCTTTAAGGTCTCCGGCGATCGCTATATCGGCGATGACTTCCAGGACTTTGCCCTCTCCCATGCCGTCATGTACGGTACCGGCTCCGCTGTCATTCGCAAGTACGTCTACTTCTGCTTGCTGAACGGCAAGGGCGAAACCGGCCAGGCTTCTATCATCGTCAACTCTGATGGCAGCGGCTCCGCAGGTGAGAGCGCCAGCATCGACATCGACGTCAAGAAGGCCAACGCCGCGCCCACCGAGTACACCTACTCTGCGGTGTAATTTAAGAAGGAGGATTTGACAAATGGCAATGTTTCAGTTTTCCGCTCGCCAGGTCGAGCTCAACTTCTGCGATCAGATCAAGTGTACTGTACCTCTGACCGACGAGGTTCAGAAGAAAGTGCAGGACGCCGCGAAGGAGCTGCTTCGTGTGTCTCAAGCCGCGAAGGACTCTGACAATAAGGAGCATACGCTCGACGACCTTTGCGATTCTGTGATGGACGCAATCGACGAGATTCTCGGCGAGGGTATGTCTGACCAGATTCTTGGCATGAAGGAAGGCTATACCTTCTGGGACGCCTGCGACGTGTTCAAGTATATCACTGACGAGATCAACACCGCAATGCGCGGCGTGGCTGCGTCCTACGCGTCCAAGCCCCCGATCACGCCGGTCAATCGCGCGCGGCGCCGTGCAAAGCATAAGAGACACGGCGCATGAATCTCCTAACGACCCCGCCGCCGTACGCGGTAAAAGTCGGCGGTCGTGAGGTTCCCATCAATACGAGCTTCCGCGTCGGAATGCGGTTTGAGCTTTTGGCTCTTGACGACCAGCTTACACCGGAGAACGTCTTGACAACGTTCTTCGGTGATAACTGGCCGCAGCCGTATGACGAGGCAGTCAAGCAAGCTCTCTGGTTTTACTGCCTCGGCAAGCCTCACGAGAAGGAGGAAACCGACAAGCAAAACCTCAAGCCCTCTCGCAGGAGCTATGATTTTGAGATTGACGCCGACGCGCTCTATACCTCATTTCGCGAGGCCTACGGCATCGACCTCTTGCAGGAGGACCTTCACTGGTGGGCCTTCCGCGAGCTGATGCTTGGGCTTCCTGACGATACCCCCTTCAAACAGCGCGTTTATTACCGGACCGGTAGCACGGAAGGCATGAGCGCCAAGCAGAAAAAGCAGTTTGAGACTCGGCGCGCGAAGTACGCAATTCCCGAGCGCGGCGCCGTCGATCACAAGTTGACTCTCACCGAGCGCGACGCCGCGATCAAGAGATATGTTGCCGATCGTTTCAAGGAGGTTTATGGAAAAGGAAAAGCCTGAGCGCGTAAAGCTCAAGTGCCCTTTTTGTGGATATGAAATGCCTGTGTACCTCGCACCTGATGCGAAGTGCGCAGGCGTTTTTGTTCGCTGCAAGGGCCGAAATTGTAAGAAATTATTTGAGATTCGCGTCAAGTAGTTGCCTTAGTTGCCGATGACGCCACTGAAAAGGTGGTGGAAACATGGCAAATGACGGCTCCGTCATTATCGACATTGAGGGCGATTCCAGTAAATTCAAAAGCGCTCTCTCTGGTCTTGGCAGTATTGCCTCTACCGCCCTAAAGGGTGTTACGACTGCGGTTGCGGCTGTTACGACCGCCGTTGCCGGCGTAGCCACCGCCGCCGTGAAGGTCGGCTCCAGTTTTGAGTCCAGCATGTCGCAGGTTGCGGCAACAATGGGCCTCACGGTCGAGGACATTCGCAATGGCTCGGAAGAGTTTGAGCTGTTGTCCCAGGCCGCAAAAGACGCAGGCGCAACGACTGCGTTCAGCGCGTCCGAGGCTGCTGATGCGCTAAACTATCTGGCTCTGGCCGGCTACGACGCCGCGACCTCCGCGGACGTTCTGCCTTCGGTCCTGAACCTGGCCGCCGCAGGTGGTCTTGACCTCGCCTATGCTTCCGACCTCGCGACCGACGCAATGGCCGCGCTTGGTATTGAGGCAAGCAGCGCAAATCTGACCGAGTTCGGCGACAAGATGGCGAAAACCGCCAGCAAGGCGAATACCAGCGTCGGCCAGCTCGGCGAGGCAATTCTTACTGTCGGCGGCACGGCGAAGAGCCTGGCCGGCGGCACAACTGAGCTAAACGCAGCGCTCGGTGTCCTCGCAAACCGAGGCATTAAGGGCGCTGAGGGCGGCACGGCTTTACGAAACGTTATTCTTGCTTTGTCCGCGCCTACGGATAAGGCAGCGGACGCTATGTCGGCTCTGGGCCTGGAAGTCTATGACGCGGCTGGCAATATGCGCCCGCTCAATGAGGTCTTCCGCGATCTCGACTCCGCGCTGTCGGGTATGACCGAGGGCGAAAAGACGAAGGTCCTCAATGAGATTTTCAATAAAGTCGACCTGAAATCCGCGCAGGCCCTTCTTGCCGGCTGCGGCGAAGAGTTTGATAACCTGGCCGCCGCAATCGACGATAGCGCGGGCGCCATGCAGAACATGGCCGACACGCAGCTCGATAACCTGCAAGGCGATATTACGATTATGAAGTCGGCCCTTGAGGGGCTCGGCATCGGCGTATATGAAAACCTGCAGGCTCCGCTCCGTGATACGGTCCAGTTTGCGACCGAGCTCGTCGGGCAACTCTCCGAGGCGCTCAATGAGAATGGGCTGGAAGGTCTTGTCTCGGCCGCGGGCGACGTGCTCTCTGAGGTTCTCCTCAAGATCACAAGCGAGCTTCCGAAGTTTATCGACATCGGCGTCAAGGTTATTAAAAGCTTGATCTCCGGCCTGCTCAAGAACAAGAAGACGCTCGTTGACAGCGCGATCGAGATCGGCAAGGTCTTACTCAGCGGGCTCGGCTCCATTCTCGGAGACCTGGCGCTTGCAGCCCTTGAGATCATCACCACTCTCGCAGACAGTCTTGCGAAAGATGCGCCCACTCTGATTCCCGCCGCGGTCGAGGCGGTCCTGCAATTCGTTGAAGGACTCCTCAGCACGGAAAATATCAGTGCCCTTATCGACGCCGCGCTTGCGCTGCTGACCGGTCTTGTTGAAGGCCTGATTGCCGCGGTGCCGGTTATCATCGAGGCAGCCCCCGTCATTATTGAGAATCTCGTCACCGCGATTCTTGATAACCTGCCGCAGATCATCGAGTGCGCGATTACGCTCTTAAACGCCCTAACACAGGGCTTGCTCGACAATCTGCCGCTCCTGGTCGACGCTGCGATCGAACTGACCCTCGCAATCGCCGAAGGCTTGATCGAGGCGCTGCCCGATCTTATCGACGCCGCGCTTGATCTCGTGGATGCTCTGGTCGACACGATTTTTGAAACCGACTGGCTCGCGCTCGGCGCGAAGATTCTCGAGTCGCTTGTCAAGGGTATTCTCTCCTTGATCGGCTCGCTCTTCGAGGCTGCGGGCAAGATCGTCTCGACGATTTGGGACAAGATCACAAATACAGAGTGGTTCCAGAAGGGCGCCGAAGTCCTCACGAAGATCATCAACGGCATCAAGAGCATCTTTACGAACCTTGCGCAAACGGCAAGCGATCTCGTCAAGAAGATCACCGACAAGATCACGAATACCGAGTGGTTCAAGAAGGGCTCGGAAATCCTCACAAAGATCATCGAAGGCATCAAGAGCCTGTTTTCCAACTTGGGGCAGGCTGCAAGCGATCTCGTCAGTCAGGTTTGGGACACGATCACAAATACCAACTGGCTTGACCTTGGCCGCAACATCATCGAGGGTATCGCCAACGGCGTCTCGAACGCAGTCGGTACGCTCGTCCAGGCTGCAAAGAATGTCGCGAATAGCGCGCTCAACGCGATCAAGTCTGCGCTCGGCATTTCGTCTCCGTCTAAGGTATTCGCCAAGGAAGTCGGTCGCTGGATTCCTCCTGGAATCGGCAAGGGCGTCGACCAGGCCATGCCTGAGCTGACCGACGATATGCGCGCCCAGCTTCAAGACTTGATCGACGACGCGAATGTTTCTGTCGCGGCCGAAGTCGGTGGGCTCAGCAGTAAGCTCGCGCTCACGGCAAACTCCGGTTCTGGCGGCGGTAACCACTCGCAGACCATTACCAACGACAACGGAATCATTGTCTATGTGACCTATAACGGCGACGGCTCTGAAGAAGACGCGCGCCGCGTAGGTAAGCAGATCGGCGCTGAAACAGCGCGCGAAATCCGAAGAAGGGGGCTTGCACCGACATGACCGGCGATAGCTTTAGCTTCGGCAGATATAACAGCGTAGACGACTGGGGCCTGATGGTGATTGCTTACGACTACTTGCTTCCTCCAAAGCGAGCTCGTAAGATCACCATTCCTGGCCGCTCTGGCTCTTATGACTTTGGCGCGAAAAACTGGGAAGAGCGTACCTTGCGCATGACCTGCACGCTGACGCGCCAAGTCACAAAAGCCGAGTTCCGCGAGATCATCTACGCCCTCAGCAAGAAGGCTCGGCTCCGTCTCTGGAACGAGCCTGACAAGTATTATATCGCCGAGCTCTATGACCCCGCGGAGGTCCAGGACTACTACCTCGAAACGGGGCGCGAATTCGAGCTTAACTTTACCGCCGAGCCGTTCGCGTACGGCCCGACGATCACCACACCGCTTGAGAACGGGCGCAACAAGATCGCGTATCAGGGCACTGCGGAAACGCCGTGCATGATCGTCCTGCGCAACGTCTCCTCAAACAACGTCCAAAACATCACGATCACTGCAACGAAAAGGAGTGACTAAGCTATGTATGCTTGCGACTACCTTGAGACCGGTTTTCTGAATGTCCTGCGCGGCGTCACCTTCGCCGCTCCGACAAAAGTCTATCTGGCCTTGTTCCTCAATGACCCTGGCGATTCTGGCGCGGCCGGCACCGAAATTAGCTACGCGGGCTATGCTCGCATGGAGATCGCCTTCTCCGAGCCCGCAGCCTCGAACGGCGGTATCGGTATTCAGAATCTTTCTGACATTACATTCGCGGCACCGGCCGACCCCGCGGGCACCGTGACGCACATTGCGATTATGGACTCCCTTGTCGGCGGCAATATGCTCGCCCGCAGCGAGCTGACTGAAAGCCTGGTTATCGGTGCGAATGAGCCGCCTGTCTTCCTGGCCGGCGACGTGCTCTTCTACCTGACAGGCAATATGTCGAACGCCTTCAAGACAAAGCTCCTGAATCTCTTCCGCGGTACATCTATCGTTGGCATTTCTCCGCATTTCTCCCTCTGGAACGGTTCTCCTGAGGAAACCGGCTCCGAGCTTGCCGGTGATAACTATGCCCGCGTTGCGCTGACGTTCTCCGCGCCGAGCGAGCAGGCGAGCGGCCAGATGCTCGCGCAGAACTCTCTCGCCGTTTCCTTCAACCGTCCCTCGACTCCGTGGGGCGTCTGGACCTATTCGGCGATCTACTCTGCAGCAACGGGCGGCGAGCCTGTGTACTTGCAGGAGCTCACCGAGGCGATCACAATCAAGAAGGGCTATATGCCGACAATCGACGTCGGCGCGTTGAAGGTGGGATTGAACTAATATGTTTAGCTTTGACCGCTTCAATTTATCCAGGTTTTCCCTGGGAAGTCAGGACAACACAATTCACATTGAGCTGCTTCTCACCGAAAGCCTGGAATCTGTTGCCGGCGTAGCTATTCCGGTCGAGACGACCGCCTTCTTCAATGACATTCTCCGCGGTACTGCGCGCGGCGCGATCGGCATTGCTTCGACCTTTGAGTCGTACGCAGCAATGGACAGCGCCGCGCTTATGCAGGCGAATATCATCGTGAAGGGCTTACTGGGGGACACCTTGCAGGCCATGTCTGACGGCGCGCAGAACTCCATGATCGTCAACGTGCTTGCTGATAACCTTGGGGCGAGCTCGTACGCGAGCGCTGATATTCTCTGGCATGAGGCCTATGCCGATGCGCTTACTTCACTGGCGAGCGTGGTTAAGGATATTTTGATCGACCCGTTGCTCTATGAAGTGCTCGGCTCGGTCTCTGGCGCGGGCACGCAGTCCACGGAGCAGGTCTCCGTCACTGTCACGATTCCGCCTGGCGGCGAACTGCGTATTGACAGCGACACGTTCCGAGTCCTGCTGAATGGCGAGAACGTTCTCGATAAGCAGTCTGGCGACTGGCTCATGCTCTCACGCGATCTTCTCTACCTTGACATTGAGAGCGCGATTGGCAATGGCTTGTCCGGTAATCTGATTTATACAGAGAGGTACTTGTGATATGCTTGAGATTTTCGATAAAAGCCGCAAGCGTATCGCGATCGCCGAGAACGCGAGCGACGTAGAGGAAGAACGCAAGATCAATAGTCTTTGGTACCTCACTTTTTCGCTTCCGTACAATGACGCGAAGAATGAGTATTGCCAGCCCTTCAACTATATCCGCTACAATGGTGGCGAGCTCTATCGCATTATGCCGGTTGACGCGGAGATCACCGAGACCGGTCTTTTGACCTATCAATGCGAGCACGTTCTCGCGACCTTGATCGACAACGTACTCTTCGGGTACCACGTCGTAGGCAACCGAGGAACCTACACGGCCGACTGTATTCGCTACGTGCTGAATCGGCAGCGCGTTCAAAACTGGGTCCTTTATGAGTGTGACTTTGCACGACAATTTGAATATGGCTGGACGCAGGAGACCTTACTTTCGGCCCTGTTCTCGATCGCGACGCCGCTCGCCGACTACATGTGGGTAACTGACACAAGCGTCTACCCGTGGCGTCTCTCCCTCAAGTCGATCGGTCTCGGGCAAAAGCCACAGCTCTACGTGCGCTCAGGCTGGAACATGCTCTCGTATAGCTCGGGCAGTGACCCGCAGCAGATTTGTACCAGGCTCTACCCCCTGGGCTACGGCGAAGGCGTCAACCAGCTCACGATCAAGAGCGTCAATAACGGCTGCGAGTACATTCAGAGCCCGCAGGAGTATATCGACAAGTATGGTCTCATTGAGCGAATCTGGATTGACCGCCGGTATGAGGACCCTGCAAGCCTTCTCTCCGCGGCGCAAGTCATGCTGAACGAATTGCAGGACCCCTTGCAGCAATTCGAGATCAGCTTCGCCGAGCTCGACGAGTCCGACTACAACGTCGCGCAGATCGGCAAGCGTGTTCGTATTTTGCAGACTGAGCTCGGTACGCAGGTCGATACCTACGTCACCGAGCTCACCTATAAATATGATGACGTGCCGAGCAGCAAGATCATCGTCGCGAACAAAAGCACTGATATTGCGTCCAGCGTCGCAGATATGGCAGACCGGCAGCGAATCGAGCAGGCGTACGCCCAGGGCGCAACGCAGCTTTACTCGCAGTCGCTTCAAGCCAACTGTGACTCGCAAAACGGCGCGGTCATGGACTTCTATCTTCCCGAGGATATGCGAATCGTCAATAAGATCGTCGCGAAGGTCCGCGTCGGCAGCTTCCGCGCCTACTCCAAGGCAACGAAGGCCGCTGAGTCTAAGGTTGTCTCCTCGACGACTGCTTCGCAAAAGACCTATTCAAGCACCTCGGGCGGCGGCTCTACCTCGACCACCTCTTCGGGTGGCGGCCAGACGTCGGGCGCGACGACGCTCGAGTCCTCAAACGTCTTGCCGAGCCAAACAAGTGGGCAGGCCGTGCACAATCATGGTCTTTCTCGCGGCGCGCGGCTCGCGACGACCAGTGACGGCAAAACCATTGATGGCTATGAGACCTTTGTATGGTCTGGCGCGCACGTTCACCCTGCGCACACGCACAAGATCGACGATCACTCGCACAGCGTTCGCATTCCAAGCCATTCCCACAATGTCACGATTCCTGGACACAGCCACAATATCACGATTCCTGCGCATGAGCACGACATCACGCCTGGCATCTACTTCTACGGCAGCCCGAGGCAGTTCGATCTCTACGTCAACGGCAAGAAAAAGGCGACGATCGTCTCGACTGATACCGAACTCGACTTGACGCAATACCTCGTAGACACCAGCTCCAAGCTGATTCCGCGTGGCTCCTGGCTCTCGATCGAGATCAGGCCGAACGATCTCGCCTACGTCAGTATTGACATGTTCGTCCAGGGCTTCGTGCAGTCCAGGGGCGACGCAACAGTTTAACTCTCAGGAGGTAAAACACTTTGGAGACTATGTATAAGGGCATTCCCTTCTCTCCGCAGGTCGCCCTCGCCGACGGTATCGGCGCAGGTGACACCACGATTCCCGTTACCGATATTTCCGCCTTCCCCGACGCCCCGAACCTCGCAACGATCGGCACGGACGAAGACGGCGAAACGATTCTCTACACCGCGAAGACGACGGACTCTCTTTCCGGTTGTACGCGCGGCGTAGAGGGCACGGCGAAAGCCTGGCCTTCTGGTACCACGATCGCCCGCAACTTCACCAACAAGGACTTCGACGCCTTGCAGAAGAATATCCAGGAGGCAAAGACGCAGGCCGATCAGGGCGTCAGCGACGCCGCTTCTGCAAAGAGCGCGGCAGCTACCGCGCAGAGCACCGCTAACGCGGCCGGTACTGCCGCTTCTGGCGCGCAGAGTACAGCCAACGCTGCGGGGACCGCAGCAAGCAATGCCCAGACTGCCGCGGATAACGCGCAGACCGCCGCGGATGACGCCCAGAGCGCCGCTGACGCCGCCCAGAGCGCTATTGACGAGCACGCTGCGGACAAGCAGAATCCGCATGGTGTAACCGCGTCTCAGGT